GTGCATCCAGATTAAAAACATAGCCGCGCTGCTGTTCACTGAGATATTTAGGACGGCGCCCATCGTAAAATCTTGATGTATTTCCCACAATTTGGCCCTGATGGTAATAGGGTATAATTATGCGTGGCCTTGATTCACCATCCACAGTGTAGAATGTGTAATCATCCACTTTGAAGCCGCGACCAGCCAAGTAGTCACAGTGAACCTGATCCTGTGGATCGTGCCCAATCAATCTGGCTCCTTCAGGCAGCGGCATGGCGTCAAAGCTCATGGCACTATAATCAGTGCTGGGTTTGACCATATCCAGAATGCTGCGCTGACTGAAGCTGTCAAAACTCAGTCGGTTGATTTCATCTGGATCTAGGCCACACCAGGACAACAATAGTTTTAGATTGCTGCTGAAATGTTTGCCCAGATACATGCCACACTTGAACTGGCAGTTAAAGCAATGATAGTTCCAGTTGCGTTCTGAAGTAAATTTTATTCCGGCACGGCCGCGGCGATCCAGTCCATGGCCACGATTGTGACAACATACACCATTAAAAGCATACCAGCCACTGGCAGTGGGCTTTTTCTTACCAGGAATGACAGCCAGAATATCTAACATGTGTTAGAGTATACGCGAACTCAATGACAAATGCAACAGATTAGGAATTATCTGGATAGAATTTCAACCACATCACCACTCAGAGCATTGGTGTTTCCCACATGAATGGGATTGGTGCCCAGGTTCACTATCTGCATGCGCACATAGGGATGATAGCCCACCACATTGTAGCCATCCGTGCCAGTGAATCCATTCACAGTAAAGGTCAAGCCTGTGGTAGTACCGCTGGTGGTTGCAATGGTGGGATTGCCATTGGCCAGGCTGCTCAACATGAAGTTGTTCAGGTCGTTGCTCTGGCAAATGTAGTAACTTACACCACTGCTATAGCCCACAATGCTGCCACTGCCAGTATTGGTACCTGTGATTGTGACAGTGCTGCCAGGTTTCAGCAGGGTGGTGTTGGCACAGGTGAAATGTCCATCATTGGTGTTAATCTGCACATTATTGATGGTACCACTGTTACTGTAACTGATGGGTCCCAAGATGGGATAGGGTCTGGCAAAATCGCCCGTGACGCTGCCCTCTAGTGTTATATTACCCGTGAACTCCTCAAAACGTGTTTGTACAGTAAGTACGGGGTTTTCTTTGGTATTAATCACGCTGCTGTAATAGGTGATGTTGGGCGTAGGACTGTTAGGGGTGGGTGGCAGGTGACTGGGTATGGTGATATTTCGTGCTGGTACGAAAGCTGGCAGCACACTGTTCACAATACTTATTTTGCCGCGAGCACCGCCCTTGGCGTCCACGAAAACTGGATAGCCGAATTCCTCAATGGGTATTTCCAGGCTATAATAGCAGTATTGACTGCTGATGTTTTCTATGTCTGCCGCGGTCAACTGTAGGGTAGTGATGCCAGTAATGGGCAAGGTGGGCACCAGAGTTTTTTGCAGTAATACCTCAGTGCCATCATAGTTAAGTATTCGGCAAGTGATTTCTTTGCCAGCAATATTAACAGGTTTCTGTTCCTGATTGACAAAGGCAAACTCAATGAGATTGCTGACGCCACGATTTATGACTAGTTCTTTTGAGTACACTTTTTCATACCTTATAGTTGCGCGGCTAGCCAACTCCAATAAAACCACTAGTTGTCTTTGGTTGTATAAATAAACTGGTGTTTGAGCAGCCACGATTGTTCCTTTACCAGTATTTATGATTAATGATTTTTTTCAAAAATTGACTGAAACGCATCCGTTCATAACGGTATGCAGCTACGCTGGACAGGAATATGTGGGAGTCATACAAAACCGTGATGACACTGTGACTACATTTTATGATTATGGCAGCATAATCAACACGGAACTGCGTAAAACATTTCTGGAATTGGGCGATACCTGGTGGTGGGAAAGCAACAGATTGATACCCATCAATCTGTTTTTACGTGAGGACTGGATGGTTTTTAAGCCCTATCTCAGAACCTTCACCAACAAGGGACTGACCATACTGCACGGACCAGCTACCAGCATGAATGAACTGACTAAAAAGCGCATCAAGCGCCGCAGTATCACTCTGGTAAAACGCATGTAGCTGGATTGTCTTCCAGCAGGTTCATGTGAACCACTACCAAGTGGGCGTAAGCTATGGCATGTGATTTCTTGAAATAGTAACTGCCATCATCAGGCTTGTCCCAGATGGTTTTAGCCACTTCGGCCCAGGGCTTACCTATTAGATGGCGCTTGCCCGGTCTGATCACACTCAGGAACATGGCCAGTCTGGGAATACTGTCTATGGGTTCGGGCATGCTGCGTTGTGTTTCGTAGTGATTGCGTAAGTGAATCAACTGCTCAAAAAACTCACGATCCTTCAGACGATACCACAAGGGTTCTCGCATGAGCTGTATCAGATGTTGTTCGTCCCGCACATGTTTGTATAACCAGACATTCAACAAGTCCAGTTTGACATAACCTCGTTCTTCGGCTGCCACATAATCCAGCGCAGCCGTGTTCTGAACAGGATCTACGGGTATCTTGGTGACATACACACCAGTGTTGTGACGACGGGCCTCGTTGTCGCGTCTGATACTGGCTGGAGTATGCCTGATGTGCTGCAAAATCTGGTCACGATCTGCAAAGTCTATGTCAATATCACTGGTAAATTTCATCTAGCAATTGCTTCACTTGAGTTACTTCGGTGCTGCTGCGGAACAGCTTCAACTGCCAGCGTTCGGGATCAATGTAATCCAGCACCAGCGCAGTCTGTTCGCTGTTCAGGCCACTCAAAAAGTCGCGGCCAGCCTGACTATTATACAGTACCCAGGGACTTATTTCACCTGTGGTAATCATACGGCATAGCCGATTGGCATTGGCATAACGAAAAACATCACGCAGTTCTATGTTCTGCTCATGTGCCAGAGTCAGCAATGTATCCATGGTACGATGCACTGCCTCCATGCTGTCCTCCAGTCTCAAATATTCAGTAATATACTGAGTATATGTACGATCACTGGGCCAGTTGTCAATGGGCACACGATTTCTAATCAGCCAGGACACATATGCACTGGCATTAATGGCCCGGATGTCCACACAATAGTTGCCGAACTTCACAAAAGCCAAGTAATAGGCATTGCGCTGAAAATCTGCGTACTCCAGGGTGCGCTTGTTGGGATGACAGGTGCGATAGTACTGCTGCCAGGCTGCGTGGGCAATTCTGTTGCCTGTGCGGTCGCGGTCCAGCCAGCGCCGTTTCTGCTCACACATGTGCCGTAGCAGTGTAGTATCACGATGAAACACACGGTTGCAATGTTCACATTGATGTGCCGGGTCAACGGCCACTGTCTTTTTCGTATTGCTCAATGTCATGGGCGGTGGTCAATTGGGCCAGCACTTCAATGTCGCTGACTTTCATTTCGGGAAATATTTGTGCCAGCCGATGTTTGTGATTTTGTTGTGCCACAAACTCCTCTGCCGCTTCCTGTATGGTTGCCGCATCAGTGCCGGGATAAATTTTAGTAAAATATTCACTGACTGTACGACTGCTGGCCTGCTCACGCAATTCACCCACACGATTGCTCAAGTGCGGTATCCACTGATGAAATTGTTTGCCTCGGGCAGGACTGACTGCACACATCATCATCCACTGTAGCTCTGGATGTTGTTGCACACGCTCATTGAACATGTATTTGTTGGCATGTATGTCAGTGCTGAGCAAGTAATAGCCGTCTAATTTGCCCTTGACTGCACTACTCCAGTGCAACATCATATAGGGCACGAACTTACGCTGTTGTTCTTCGCTTAGACTGCTAAAATATGCGTAGTTTTTCCTGTCCAGTGCCTCCAGTGCCTGAAACAAATCAAAATCCTGCCGATCAAATTTCAGATCGGCACTCACTCGTGTTTTTGCCATCAGAAAGCCTGCGAATAATCTACTATTTCACAATTACGACTGACTTCTTTTACAAAGTAAATGCACCGGGGTCGCTCAGTATCGTCAATGGGCACACACAAAAACTGCCCATTGCGCAATCTGGGGGCATACCAGGTGACATCATTATATACATCTATAATTTCAATGTCTAAGAAACTGGGTCTGAATGCACTCAGGGGGTTGAACTCAAATGCCTTGAATCCACGATCATTGATGCTGGTCAAGGGCACAGTTTCCAGGTCGCCAAAATCAGGTTCACCAATCAGTATCTGCCAGTCCAGTGGCATCTTGATCAAGTGATCCCCGATGCGCAACACCAGTGCTGGGCTGTTGAAACTTTCTAGAAAAATCAATGGTATATAATGATAATCCACATTGTGCGGATTGCTATTATCCAGTATGGCGAACCTCAGGTCATCAATTTCATCTGGCAGTGTTTCCAGATTATAGGCCTGGTCCTCTAGTGTGAGTATTTTCATGTTATGATTGTATCATTTATATTCTAACTTTTCAATCTCAAAGGGATAGTTAGCTTCCCTGTAAAACTCTTTGCGTTTGGTCAAGTGGCGTTTGGCAAAACGGCAACTGCTGGTTATGTCCCAGATTTGCACAAAGTCTTTATCTTCTGCTTTACGAATACCGCGACCTATTGACTGAATAACTCGTACAAAAGACTTGCCAGGCTCAATAAGAACCAAGTTAAAGATACGAGGAATATTAATGCCCACAGCCGCCACTCCATAGGTTGCGACAATAATTTTGTCACTACTTGTTGCAACTTCATCGTACTCTTCCTTGCGTTCTTTCAACTTGGTACTGCCATTGATGAACACACTGCCTGGCAACCGGCTCACAAGTTCCTGGCCGGCGGCCACACGATCAACCAGAATCAAGGTATTTCCACTCTCAGATAAGGTCTGGCACAATTGTCCTATTTTGTCCAGCCTCTTACGATCTTCCAGCAAATGTTTCAATTCGCTTTGATAGTTGGTGAACTCGGCATGATCCTGCAACTGTACAACATTCACATGACATTGTGCCAGTACACCCTGATCCTGCAATTCACTGGCACTGAGTTTACTAATGCAAGGACCCAGGCTCACAAACAAGGCCTGACTGGCATACTTTTCTTTGGGAATGGTACCAGTCAAGCCCCAGCGAATGGGTACCTGACTCATTACACCAGTCAGTAGCTGTTTCAATGCGTCAGCTTTGGCTTGATGCACCTCGTCCACAATCACGCATACCACACCCTCAATGAACTCACCAATGGTCACCTCGGCCTCACCATTGCGTGTGTTCTTCAACATATTATTCAGGCTCTGCCAGGTGCAGATGGTGTGAGTGCGGCCTATTTCCTTGCGATCACCAAAATACACACCCACATCCAGACCCAGATTGCGATAGTCTGCCTCAGTCTGAGTGACCAGACTCTTGTTGGGCACGATGACAATGGTGCGTCCCATGGCTTCGCAACTGTAACTGAGGGCGGCAGTAATGATGGTCTTGCCTGCACCAGTGGCCACTTCCTGTAGGCATTGTGCATTGTTCAGGAAGTTGTTGATGATGGACACTTGATAGTCTCGCATCACAATGGGCTGACCTGCGGCAGGGTGTCCTGCGGGCCAGGTCTTGTGGCTGAAGGTACGTTCGTCCACAGTGTTGAATGTGAACTGGGTCTGATACTCCCGCATGTCTTCTAGTTCAACATCATAGCCTCGTTCAGCCAGGAAGGGGATAATCTCTTCCAGCAGGTTGATGTAGGTACTGCCGCCCAGCTGAAAATAGGACACTTTGCCATTCCAGCGTCCCAGTCGCACAGCAGGCAAATACCTGGCACCAGGTATTTCGTACTCAAACATCTTGCTTAGATGGCGCCGCTCGGGTAAATCCAGGCCTTCTATCTTGGCATTCACTTCATCACGGATGATGATTTTACATGTTCTCATATTGTGGATTGTACTTATAACAGGCCGAAATGTCAATATGACTAGACAAATAAAAAGGCCCAGTGTTTCCACCGGGCCAAAGTCCAACTGGACTGGGAGATATCATGCACTGCGCATGCAAGTGTTCTGGGTCAGCACTTGCCAGTTGCTGGGACTGATCTTGACCAGATCGGCAATCTTGAGGGCCATGCGCAGGCTGACCTCACGCAGGCGGGCACGATTCTGCCACATGAAGTCCAGGATTTCCTCGGCCTCATTGCCCTCAAACTCGTAGGTAGCGAACAGGCCGCCAATTTGATCCTGGCTGGCATCGCGGTGCACCTGACGGATGCGCAGCATCTTGTCACGCTCACTGTTGATGGTCAGGTCCAGGTAGTGGCAACGGCTTTGCAAGGCCTCCAGGTGATCGGCAATCTTCTTGCTACGCACATTCTCAAAGTTCAGGTTGGTGATGAAAATCACCGAACCCTTGAACTCAAAACTGTCAGGGATGCCTTCGCGGCGCAGCATGGCGCTATCCGAGTTCCAGAAGATACGGCGGCGCTTGCCTGAAT